GAACTCAAATTCAGGTAATGATTATCTCAGGAGCAGGTGCCGAGGGAATTTCACTGACGTGTGTTCGTCAAGTGCATATACTAGAGCCTTTCTGGAATTTTGTTAGGATTGATCAGGTATTTGGACGAGCCATACGATTGCACTCACACGATGATTTAGAACCGAAACAACGAACCGTGGAAGAATACCTATATCTATCAGTATTACCCACCGGAGCCTCTATAGAAGAAATCTATACATCTATACGACAATGGACGAGTGTGCCTAAATTGGGTAATGTCAAACAAGATTTAGCCAAAGAACAACACAAAGACATCAAAGAACTCATTGAAATGATTATCAACATAGGACAAACCATTGACCAAAAGATCTTTGAAATGATGGAGAGAAAATACAAGGTGTCTCAAAATATGATTGATATCATCAAGGAATCCTCCTTAGATTGTATTCAACATACTCGGGATGAACCTAAGTTAAATGATAGATGTGTTCGCTTTAGTAATCAACTATTACACGAAATTGCTTATTTTCCCGGTATATCGGCGAGTGAATTATTTGAAATAGACCAAACGCAATTGAAAGCAACCTTTTTGAAATATATCCGACCCAATCACTGTGTTGTAGCCGGTGATGATAATGAGTATATTTATTACGAAGTAGATTCCAAACCAGAGGAAGATATGACTGAATTAGATATACGCTATTTACGTGAGAATTCTAAAAAGATTTGTGTCTTATCCTTACAAGATATGATGATTTATGTGTATGCGGATAAAGATCATTCCTTAACCACCGAATTAGGAAAACACTTTTCGGTGTATCAAGATATGATATCCTTAGAACCATTTTATGAAGATATCATTCAATCCGAGCCTACCTTTCCAACGGTGACGCGGATACTCAACAAACAACGAACCGGATATAAAATTAAATACAATGTGAATGAAATGATGTTTTATTCTCCCAATGAGACAAAGAAACTACGGAGATTGTATCGGTTTGAAGATTATCAATCTCAAAATTTGGTAAAAGCCTTGCTATTGGTGAAAGGAGATGTCTACTTACAGGATTAATCAAGTGGAACCAAAGTCTTTCTCTATGAGTTCTTTATGAGTTTTGCTTGTGTCGCCTGAGTAAGTTGTTTTTTGTCTTCGTCTGTTTTACCATGGTGGGCGTCGTCCCGATTAACTATATATTGGAGGACTTTAACCATCTTTTCAAATTTACCTGACACAAGGCCTCCTCCTAACACAGCAAACACTATGTGTGAATATAAATATTTATAGGGTTCTGTTGTAAGTAACTTGGCGTAGGTTGAGGCTATACTTTGAACATACTCTTCTTTGCTCTTCGGGAATTTGTCGCCTTCGTCGAATCCTTTTGCAAATACACCACAACCCCACCCTCCTAAAACAATCCCCCTTTGTCTAAAATGACCATGACCGATTAATAACATCAGTTGAATACATTGAGTATTATATTCTGTAATCTCATCATAAGTAAGAGTGGTATTGCGAGTGTCTATAGCGGGTAGGGTGATTATATCAAAAACTGAAACATGCATACCTTTGCCTGCGGAACTAAGAAATTGATAGTTGGAATCTCTAAAAAAACATGCCCCAGAACATATACAGGCTGGATTTTTGGTGGTAGCCACTATAGGATACATATCTTCATCTAATTTAGCATCCATTAATTTAAATAATAAATTGGAACGATAACATAAACTTTCTTCCTGAGCCATAGCCCCATTATGGGCACCACCTCCGGGTGTTATGTTATTTGCGAAATTAACCGCTACAGGAGTTCCTGCACGAGTTCCCAGAGGTTCCGAAGAATACATAACGTAGGTCCAAGCATCCGTAGTATCGCTAGACATATATTCTACCACGGGAGATAACTTTGCGTCAATTACAACGTTGTTCTTAACAGAGTAGGTATTAAAATCATGTTTAGTTGTTTCTCCTTCTTCAAAAAATGAAAAAGGGGTCAAGATATTCATGTCCCGGTCAAAGAAAACTAGGAATAATCTTTTTGATGATAGGAGGTGAAGCATCATTGTTTGGTATGAAATACTTCGTAAATGATTACGACGCTCTTGTTTATATCTCGTTTGTTCCTCTTGATTATGAGCCGGATTCGGAGGCTGAGGAGGCTGAGGAGGATTTTCAACAACAATATCCTTCCCTTCATAATTACGAACAAGCTCGGAAGTTAGATAGCCTCGTTTCTTTACATAGAGTGCTTCATAATCGTCATAATTGATTTTACTAGTTTTCATTTCAAAGGGCATATAATATTCTTCTTTTAACATACCGTCCATGACATCAACATGACGCCTTACAATTATTTCACTCAGATAATATGGTCGTAACATATCAAGTAGCTCTCTCAACGTTACATCAGACGATTCTTCTCGTATCATTTCCATAACGTTATTTATTAACTGCATCGCAGTATCAATATATAAATGTTTAAACAGTGGAACACATACGGATTTTGTATCTTTATTACCTACATCTACTATGACATCCTTTACTTTTTGTTTCATAAACTTAAGGACTCTTTCACCAAACACATTAATTGCTTCTATATCTTCTGGGCTAGTTAGTATATCCAAACCAAACTCGTTATGCCATTCGGTGTCAAATAAAGGTTGACCTCCCTTCATATCGGAGTTAGGACACGACATTTTATACTACTTACATATATATTATTATTTATTGAAATTGAATTGTATTTTGTAAGCTCATATTCATGACATACAATCCCGTGATATCTTGAACTGATTCAGACAAGGTAATTACTAGTTGATTGTCTTGGTGTAATAGATTCTGAATAACATACATAGTCTGTAAAACCGATGTATCGTCTAATTCTTTATTCTTAAAATTACATAGACGAATTGTATCTCCTTTCATAAATTCTTCGTTATTACATTCAACGGTAATTTGCGTATGATTGCTCTCAACAATGGGATAAACATCACATCCTTTGCGAGCTCCACCCAGTTGAGGACGAAATTGAATTCTCATTGTATCGGAGGTTATTTGAAGAGGAGTTTCAAAAAACGGGGCATACATACCATAGAGTCTCTCACGCAATTGTATAGTGCCTCTCAGATGTAATTCAATCAGCTTTGTATCAATCACTAAACTTAGTAATGGATTCATAAATAAGGATGTTTCTTCAATGGGTAAAATAATCTTTTCAAGTAGCAGACTACGACCTTTGAATGTATGATTGATACGATAATTGTGTCTAGAGGAATTGGTTAAATTGATCGTGCGTTGATAGGAATGAAGTAATAGATTGTCTGGAGCTGTATCGGTTGTATTGGCTATATTGGTTGTATTGGTTGTATCGTTTTCAGAAGACTCATTTGACAAATGAGTAATCTTAGATATAAAATCACGATAATAATTGATTTGTGTATCTAGTAAATGTTGATTAAAATCAGTTAGTTCTTCGCTAGATACAACTTGGAATGTATTGATAAAATTGGTTTCAAAAAATTGACGAAACGTTTGATTGCTCTTGACATCTACTTGATACTCTTTTTGAATGATATCTGTAATTAAGCGATACATATGATTTTTGTTGTGAGGTGAGTGATATTTATCATACAAAGACATTTTATATGATGTTGAAAATATGAATTTAAATAAAACGTATTTATTGGTCTTCTAAATCAGCTCGTATTTCTCGTTCTAAACAAGCATTAAACCGATCTAAATCGGTGGTGTGAAGCGCATTCATTTCGGCGTCATAATCAGGGTTGGTGCCTTCTGGTTCATCGGGAACAGGACAATCACTTGAATCCTCATACAATCCTAAATTACGATCAATTTCCTTACTATCAAATACATCTCTAACGGTTTCCGTTATTTCACTATCCTCTTGTAATACCATAAATCCAAATAAATTATTGAACGTAGAATACCATAGGATACCCGCAAAAATAACCGTTATCAACGCTGTAAATAAACTGAGCTGAATTACATATAATTTAGGATATCCACATTTCTTAGTGCTACGATACACACTGTAAATATTGAGAACAACAGCGAAAAAGGTAATTAATAATAATTGAATTTGTGTTTGGTTTTGTTGAGCTGTCAAACTGTAAATATGAATAAATCCTATAATCACCATAAACACTAGGATACGTTTCAACATCTTTACCCTTTTATTTTCACCTTCATTTACTGTCAAGACCTTAGTGTAATAGGCACCTAACATTAAAAACAAAACGACTAAGAAAGCAATCACATTGGGTATGTTTAAAGTCATATATGATTAGATAATATTAAAATTAGATTGTTTCGGTAGGTTCAACTGTATCGGAACCTGTGCCTGGTTGTGCTGATGCTTGTGTAGAGGGCTGTGTGGGAGGCTGTGTAGAGGGCGGTGTAGAAGGCTGTGTAGGAGTAAAGACTCCCTGTGTTGTGGCCATGGGTGGATCTACTTGACTGGCTAATCCAATGCGACTCTTGGGATCACGTAACATCTGATCGGAGAAATTTACCGTAGCGGGGACACCCGAACCACTCGTATAATTCGGAACCATATTCGTTACAGGTGAGTAGGCGGGTTCTACCACGCCTTCACCCAATCCGTCTAAGGGGAAATACTCACCGGCAGAAGTCATTCCTTGATTCCTACCGGGGAATATCGCATCCACAATCTCATCTACTGTGGGTCCTTTGGTATCTGGACAGGCGGGACAGGCGGGACACGCCGGACACGCACCGCCCTCTCCTTCACAAACACAATCCGGACAACCCGCGCTTTCTAAATTACAATCCGGACACTCGGGAACCTCCGGACATTTGAAATTATCAATTTTGGCTTGAAGTGATTGCGCCATTGATTTATCACTATACAGTGTAATTATAATGACGACAGCCAAAATAATGATAACTGCTTGAAGAACAATCACTCCGTAATTTTCACCTAGCATATATTCTAAGGATTCCATTTCTATATATCCTATCAATATTTAAATTTCATCGGGATGAATGAAACATCGGTTACGATACTCTATCATTTGTTTGTCATTGGGCCAACTACTCAAATAGTCTTCAAACTTATGTCCTAAAATCATATGTTCTAGAAAATGCATACAGTAAAATCCACATGAAAAGGTATTTTTTTGAAATGAGTGAGGATTGTGAGTCACTAAGAATTCTATACCTAAGGAAGCTCCTTGTTGTTTCAGTTTTTCCGTTAAATCACGAACTTGTTTCATAGGTTTACTTCCAAAGGAATCAAAAAAGTAAATACCGGGTTGTTCAAAATTCTTAGACATCAAATCTACATAATAGGCAATCCAGTGTTGTCCGGGACCATCGCTATCATCGGTATTGAATATGAAACCTAATTGATGTTCTTTATTATCTAGATGTCGTTTCAAATTAATTTTACAGATATCACTCACACTACATTTATGAAAATCAATCGGAGAGGCATCATAGTAATAAAATCCATCTATCTCATTATGATACTGTCGTAACATGTCGTCTAACTCACGATTACTAATCCACTCTTTCACATCGCTGGATAAGGTTTCGGGCATCAGAGTTCGAAAGTGTTCTTGAATATACTG